GATTCGGTGATGTTAGGACATTTCCATAGAATTGATGAGTATGATATTGGAACAGGAGAGATTCATATTTGTGGTACGATGAAAGGTGGTGATGAATTTGCCTTGCAGAGGTTACAAGTATTTACTCCACCAAAGCAAATCGTAACTTATTGGCATCCTAAATACGGTTGTGTAGGTAAAGAAACTTTATACTTAAATCGTTATGATGACGTAGAAAGTAAGTTTACAGACATTATTCCTGAAATTTGGATTAATTCAGTATAATATTATATATGGTGATAAGGAGATAATTATGGCTGGTTTGTCCCAAGCAGTACAAATAGGTTTAAAGCTTGCTTTAGAACAAGCCGCCCGAAAAATGTATACTGATATGACACAGAATTATCCTGATTATGCAGACCAAGAACCTAAATCTTCTGCTTATATACGAATAGGAGGGAATAATATTGAGGTTGGGTTTACCGATCCTAGAGTTCAAGAACTTGATGGGGGAAAGGAAGGTGTTCCAATTATTGGTAGGTATAAACAGAGAGTAAAGCGACATGCACGAAAACTAAAATCCGGGAGAACAATACAAGTTAAAGATCAAATACGAGAATATGACGGTTATAAACCAATGAAAACACGAAATGGTAACTGGTATATGGCAAATAGAACTCCAAGTATTGGAGGGAATAGATTTTTTACCAAGGCTTATGAAGATAATTTTTTAGGGGACTCTTTTAATAGTACCTTGAAGCAAACAATTCAAAGCAGTCTTTAAAATAGTAAAGTTCTAGCGAAATGAAGGAGAGAGAACTATGGTAGATGTAACAAAGGTAACAGCCGAACAAGAATTTATTATTGCGAGACATTCTCGTATGGTAGGAAAGGTATTAGATTTAGTTGAAGCATCACTTCCAGAAGGGAATCAATGTGAAAAACTAAAGAAATTATTACAGGTTCCACTATATGATTTTAGAAATGATATTTTACGCCTAACAAAAGGCGAAATGATAGAAGAATCAATGGAATAGCGTAGGATTTTTCTATAATTTTAGTATAATAAATTAGAGTGGTTTTATAGTTAAACTACGTTTTTATAATTACTGGTAGTCGGAAGTGGCTTAGACCAACTGCTAGTGCAAAAGTTTATACCAAATAGGAGGTAAACACTATGGCAGATGAAGTACTCGATAGAGTTGAAAAACAGATGGAAGGTACTAACTTGGCTCTAGCTGCTGTTGCAGAAGTTCTACAAAAAATGGACTACAGACTATCCAAGGAAGACGAAGACGACGAAGCAGACGAACAGGAGAAAGCACGGGATGCTGAAAAAGCAGACCTTGTTAAAGCTGTTGCTACCGAAGTCGCTGCTATGTTGAAAGCTGATAATGGCATGGATGTTGATGGAACGAAAGTTCGATCCGCAGCAAAATCCAAAGCTGGCACAGCCGATTCAGAATCCGCAGTAAATATTAAGTCCGACATCAAAGACCAGCAAGCAACTATTCAAGCAATGTTGAAGGCTGCAATGGAGGACGAAGACGAGGATGAAATGGAAAAGGGAGAGGGTTCCGCTGAAAAGATCGTTGATGAAGACGAAGAGAAAGGCGGAATGTATAAAGAAGGGAATGGCGAGGACGAAGACATGGTTGACGAAGAGAAGAGTATGGCAAAGCAGTTAGGCGAACTCAAAAAGCAGATCGCTGACTATGAGGTAAATATGGCGAAAGCCGTACAAACTGAAGCTGAAAACCGATTAAGGAAAATGGGCTTCAGGGAAGAGACAAGTCTACAACGACCACAGCTTATCCAGAAGGATGCTGAGATTGGTCTTGGGGTAGATGGTTCTACTCCGATAAAGAAGAGTGCTGAATCAGCTGGTGATACAGTTGAACAGCTAATGGACATGTCGTATCAAGAACTTAGGAATATGCAGTATCGCCTAGAATCAGGAGAGACTGACGGACTTCCTAGAGAATTGATCAACTAATTTTAATAAATAAACGAGGAGGAATTTAATGGCAAATCCATCACTTGCGGAATATATTTCGCAGTCCCAGCGTGGACTTTATTCTTCTGTGTTCGGCCCTGACTACTTTATGAAGTCTGGTGCTGGAGTAGGTACTCCATTCACAGTTGATACCGCCACCGGGATTTTTAATACAACTTATGGACGAAAAGTGTGGCAAGCTCTGAACAACCAAACTCGTTTCTTTAACGCTATTCCCCGTGTAGTATGGGGCAACACAGCTGGTTGGAGGGTACGAACAGACAGAGGTTCTGGACGATCCCGACCTGTCACAGAGACAGGTGATCTACCAGCCGTAGACATTTCCAATATTGAGACGGTTAGTTCTCTACCGAGAATAGTATCGACCACCTTTGGTGCATCGGTCAAATCCGTCTTTACCGCTCAACTTGAAGGCGGTATTGGGGACGTTCTGGCGTTGGAAAACGAAAATGCTCAGATCGACCACGTAAAAGAAATTAACACAGAACTACTTGCAGGATCAGCTTGCATAATATCAAATGGTTCTAACACAACTAACGCATCAATTACTGTTCCTACTGCTTATGGACAACACTTTAGAGTAGGGGATAAGGTTGCACTTTATGATGCAACAGGCGCATCAGCAGTTATTAACGCTGCTGGGCTAACCGTTGATAGCGTTGCAAGCGGAGTCGTAACCTTTACAGGTGAGACTTTCTCTGCATTACCCGCAAACGGAGACGCAGCTTTCATTGTCAGTAGAGCAGGATTTACTTCTATTGATGACGTTGTTGCTGAAGACGGTGCAGATGCAGGAGGAGTACCTGTTAATGTTGGTGCTTACTCCATAGAGGCTGCTTCCAGAGCGTCTGGCGGCTGGAATGCTGCTGCGTCCGTATCCATGAATAATGGTACAGGGCGTGATCTCACACTAACTCTACTTGACACAGCTATTCAGAAAATCAGAGAAAATGGTGGAGAGCCTAAGTTAATTCTTATGGGTCACGATCAGTATTTCCGATTGGAAAGATTGCTTAATGTCAACCAGAGATATATGGGACAGGAAGAATATCAGGTCGGAGTCGGATCGGAGAGAACATTCCCCGGTACACGAACTGGACTAGTCCTCGCTACTTACATGGGAATTCCAATTCTACCAGATGCGGATTGTCCAAAGTCAGTAGCTTCTGACGATTCAGTTCTTGGGTCAAACATTTATGTTTTGGACACAGATTATATTGAAATGGCAGTCGCACAACCTACGCAATACGTAGAGAACCGTGACTACTTTGCCGCCAATGCTCTCGTTGTTAGGGGTCTACTCTACACAATGGGTGAAATGCGAGTAAAGAACATTTGGGTTCAATCAAAAATTGGCGATCTAAACGCCTAATCGTAAACTAATCGGGGGTAGAGTTTCTCACGGCTCTGCCCCCCTTTTCTATGGGAGGCAACGATATGAATATACTTACTATAGTAAAGGCGTTGGGGTAACCTATGACACAGGCAAAGGAAGACTTAAATATAAAACTCGCAGTTTACATGGAGAGATTAGATAATTACATAGAAACCCACTCAATCTTAACAGAGAATATATGTTCCAAATTAGATAGTATGGATAATGATATAGATGAAATTAAAACTTGGCGAAGCAAATTCCTTGGGGCTAAATGGATAACTGGAGCAATAGGCATACTAGCCTTACATACTACTGTAGTCCTATCAGCTATATTTGGAATGGTTCGGATAATTAAATAACAGGGGGGAACCCAATATGGCAAATGAACGACATACAGACATTAAAGAATTTGAGGTAGATTCTAGTACTAGACAGTCTGTACATTCGATCACGAAGTACCAACCTTTTCGTTTAGCTTTATCAACTACAGCAAGTAATTTGGTGACTGCTGGTAAGGGCGAACAGGCAGTAAATTGGGTCACTAACCCAAGCATTGAGGCTACAGATGTGACAATGTATACAGCAACGGGAGCCTCGGCAGCCCGCTCTACTGCTCAAGCAGCTACTGGATCAGCTTCTCTTTTAATAAATCCAGCAAATAGTGCGGCAGGAGAAGGCTTTTATTGGACATCAGCACAACTTCCTTTTAGTGTTCACGAACAATATATAACAGTTCAATGTGAACATCGTGGAGCATCCGCTTCAGGAAATGTTAAAATAGAAATACGAGATGTTACGGGGGCAACAGTACTTGCTACATCAGGTAACAGTAACTTAGCTGCATCTTTCACCCGTGTTACCGCATCTTATACTGTTCCTGAAACAACTACAGCAGCACAATATAGAATTTATGTAACCACGGGATCGAACCACAACATAGATTTTTATATTGATAAACTTATGTTTGAAGTACGAGAAGATGTAAGTACGGTTTCTACTTATGTAGATGGGAATCAAGGACTGAACTATGAATGGGTAGGAACTGCTAATGCATCTAATTCTATTAAGCGTCCCGCAATGTCTAAAATTAGAGGAATTAAAATAACAAACGAATCTGGTTCAGCTGGGGAGATTGTATATGTAAGTCTAGATACAACAGCAACTGCCACTACTGGAATTCCTGTTTTAGCAGGAGCAACATTAGAAACTAACTGGCCCCTAGATTTTAGGGATAAGGTTTCTGTAATTTCTGCATCAGGTACTCCTACAGTTAGCGGAGTTGTTTGGGGATATACGTTAGTATAATGACAA